TCCCTTTAAGGAAAGTTTTTGTCGCTGCTCTTTGAACCCTGTCTCTAAGAGATTTAAATGTAGGTTTATTATCGAAGAAATGCTGTCTAACCCGTCTACCATCTGTTTTAGTTCCTCCAACCACGCTTCCAAGCTTTGCATCTCCTGCTCCGTACATGAGTGCATAGATGAAAGTTTTCGCCTTATCTCTAGATTTAAGTCCTGCAAGTTCTTGATTAGTGGTGTGTATGTCTCCGTTAATGATTTCATTTATGTACTCCTTGTCATTCATATAATGTGCTAACATTCTAATTTCTAAACCTGAAGCATCCACTCCTAATAGAACATTACCTTCGTCTACAATCCAACAAGCTCTGCATTCCTTACCGTAAGGACTGTTAGAACTAGGCACTTGTGCCATGTTGGGATTTCTGTGTGTCATCCTGCCGGTTATAGCTCCGTTAGGAATAACAAAACCGTGCACACGACCATCCTCTTTCACTGCTGCTTCCCAAGATTCAATCTGGGCAATACGTTTTTGTAACAATAAAAATTGAGCAATCAAATTAGCTTCGTGTATGTGTGTGATAGTAGATAAAGTTTTCTCATCTACAATCGGCTGACCAGTTGGAGTAAACCTATCTGGCTTCCAACCAAAATCTATTAGGTATTCTCCTATCTGTTTCCTAGAACCTAAGTTAAACTCTTGTAAAGTTTTACGCATGAAAGGATTAAAGTTAGATGTGTTTAAACAGCGTGTGTATTCATCGTCAGTTAGCCCACGTTTAGATAGGATACCATCTTTTCTTATAAAAGGTGTTACTGTTTTAACATCCACCCATTTAGGTTTGAATGTGTTGTGAACTTCATCTTCTATTAATTGTTTCTGTTCTCTTAGTTCTGCTAATAATAAAGCTGAATGTTTATTATCAAATTTAAATCCGTTAGTCTCTTGTTGTTTCATAATGTCTGCTACACGTTGTTCAATAACTATACACTGTTTAGAAAATCCTTTGCTTTCTTGACGTAGTTCTTTTAGCACTTGTGTATTTAATTGTACATCTCTGACACAATAATCCAACATGTCTTTTGAATAATTAAGGTAGTCACTGAACTCTATTTTAGGATAGCCTAATTTGTATCCCCAAGTTTCTAAACTGTGTCCTCCCTCTCGGCTGGGATTAAAGAGTCGAGATAAAACTAACGTGTCTATAACAGGTATCGAAGATAAATCAACATCACTAAACTTATGAATCATAGGTATATCAAAACCAATAATGTTATGTCCTATTAAAGTATCTGCTGTAGCTAAGAACTCATAGCCTTCTTGTAACTTATCCGGAGTAAACTTAAATATCTCGCCAGTGTCTGCGTTCTGGGCTACTACACACCACACTTTTGTTGCGAGTAAGTCGTCTGTCTCTATGTCAAATACTAAATCCATAATTTAAAATGCCTCATCCAAACCATCATCAAACTCTATGTCCGTGTTGAACAGTTCTTGTAACCTACCAGTGTCGTTGTCATATACAACACTACACGCCAGCCCTACATCCCCTGTGTACCTAGATTTTAAGACCCTCATCTTAGTCGTTCTTGCTTCTTCAGGGTCATCTGATTGTTGGTTTCTTTCTAAGGCTATCACACAATCTGATAATTGTCCAATACTATTTGAACCTCTTAAGTGTGAAAGAGATACCTCAATCCCATTCTCATGTCCTTTGTTACCATCAACTCTACGAAGATGAGAAACTAAAATAATTCCTACACCAGTCTCTTCTACCAAACTTCTAAGCTTAGTCATAATCATATCAATCGCTCTTCGCTCATCACCTTCTGCCACAGAGCTGACTAACATATGAAGATGGTCTATCACTATCCATTTACAATCACATCCTATAATCATAAAACGTAGTTTGGTAAAGATATCATCTATATCGTTAGTACCGAAATGAGAATGCACCCACACTCTATTCTTATTCTCACCATCATAAAGTATATCAAACATACTATCAAGCTCATCTTTAGAAAACTTCTCTCTTTCTTGGTCTATGTATAACCTAGCGTTAGCTTCAATAGATAAGATACCATCAATGGTTCTTCTCCAATCTTCTTCAAGAGCAATGATACCTACGTTATCTTTAGTTTGTTTAATAAGCCAGTGTTCTAATTCTCTAGTAACGCTGGACTTACCAAGACCTGTGCCTCCTGTAAGAGTAACAAGCTCCCCACTTCTTAACCCGTATAATTTTTTATTAAGTCCAGCATAAGGGTAAGGAACATTTTGTTTTCTTTCTCTGTTATGAAACTTCTTTCTTTGTTCTGAAACATTTATCACACCGGAGGGCGTATATATTTTAGAAGACCACCAAGCCTCAACGAATTCTTTATGCTTGTTGTTTCTAAGCATATCGTTAGGGTCTTTATAACCGTTAGGTAATGTTAATATCTTAGCCTTGCTTGGTTTAAACAGTCTCGCTACTTTGATAGCTGCTTCTTTCCCTGCCTTGTCATTATCAAATGCAATGATTACGTTCTCAAACCCATCAAAGAACTCAAGGCTTTCTTTTATATCTCGTACTGCTCCTTGTGCTCCTCGTTTAATAGATACGACAGCCCACTTACTACCAAGTAACTCATAGGCTGCCATCGCATCACATTCTCCTTCAGTTATGGTGACATATTTCCCACCTTTAAAGAGTTGTTGTCCAAACAAACCAGTGTCGTTGTACGTTCCAGATACAAAGAAGCCTTTGCTCTTTACGCTCCGGCATTTTGTCGCTGATAGCTCATGCCCATTGTAGTAAGGATAGAAATGTTTAGCTACGTTACCTTGTAGGTCGTGTGCTACTTTTACTCCATACTTCAGGGCAGTTGGTTGAGTTATTTTTCTGTCTGTGAGAGCTGCGAATATGCCCTCATCTACAACGTCTGGTTGTTTAGTTTGTGTTATTGAGTCCATAGTTTTTCCTTTACATGCGTCCGTGTAGTTAGGCATAAATTCCCCACAACTAAAACACTTTGCTGAGTCATCTTGATTGACCCCAACAGCATCACTGCTACTACAAAGTGGGCAGGGTTGATGTACCTTATCCCATGTTTTATCCATGTTAGCCCTCACTAAGTTAAGATTTGTCTACTGACTCTTCTTCTTCTACTACTTCAACATCCTCTACACTTTCAGAGTCTTCGTTGGTGACTACTGCTTCAGGAGCTTCCTTAAGTAAGTTCTCAAGGTTACCTCTGTGAGCATCACTCGCAAACTGTAGAGCTTCTATAATAGTTGATAGGTTACCAACTTTAGAAATAGTTACAGTTGCTCCACGTTTGGCTTCTTCGCTATTGATTTTATTAACATCATATGCAATTTCACCATCATCATTTTTAATAGTTATAATCATATTAAAACTCCTCGTTATCAGAGTCTGCGTCTGCATACTCTATTAGATTAAGAACCTTCACAGCCATAAGCTCTGCGAATGTTCCGAAACCGCCAGTGTAAGGTTTAATCTTAACCCTAACCTCTGACCCATTACCTACTGATACATCTAACGGAGAACCATCACTATCTATTAGTCTAGGTGCTTGGTTAGCTGTGCCATCTGGTCTAGTGGCTCTTCTACTAAAAGAAAACGCTGGCTCTTCGTACTTAAGTTGACCATCTTTGGTTTTAACTTGAGACAAGCCTAGCCCCTCTAATCTAGTAGCTGTATCTATATCAGTCAACACAGTTATCTGGTATTTATGCGGCTCAAACATAGTGTTTGGTGTGCTGACTTTCGCATACATACTCTTACCTTCTATATACTCATACATATTATATTCCTCCATTGGTTTGTACTAAGTGTTAGTATTATAACACATCTAATTTTTAGATGCAACTCTTTTCTTTCCTCTTCCTATTAAATTCAGTCTGGTTTTATTGGTACAAGACCAGAAACTTGTATGATTTCTCACGTGCTATACGTTAGGAAATAAATGAGGGCTATTCATATAGCACACCGCGAACACCATCATTAAGGTAATCATAAAAAGTAGCCCATCTAAAGTTAGAATCTTTATGTATAGAAACTTTAAAAGTATCGTCTTTGTGTTCCACCATCACACCTATTTTCTCATAGTCATGTGCTCGTAAAAAGAAACCCAGTTCTCTATACTCCTCAAGAGTTAACTCCTGTGTTATATAATCTATCATGAAACAGAACCTCTATATTCAATCTTATCTTTCTTTCTTTTATCCGTGAAAGAAGTAACCACTCTCCCACTCTTATACCCTGTCTGAATCTGTCCTTTCCTAACCTCAATATAACTAACAGTCCTATCTAAAGCTTCTTCTTCTAACTCCTGTTGTCTTTTTAAAACTTGCCAAGCATGCTCTGTCATTCTGTTTGCCCTGTATATTTCTCACTACTATCTTCATTAGTATCAATTAATGGTGTATCTTCATAGTATTTATCTATAACATCATTTATATTTATATCTCTTTCTATAACATCATCCTTATTTATATCTTTTTCCATTTTATTCCTTCTTATTATTATTTTAAATTATTAATTAATTAAATTATTTATTAATAGTATGTTTTAAATATTTAAAAGATTATACACTATTTGTAATCTCTTGTCAATCTATTTGTTAGTTTTATTTTAAAAGGCATTAGTTTTTTGAGTCAAGAGAATTCAATACTCTTATAACTCTACCTAATATGTAGCCACTATTATGTAGGCTCTCACATTTCTCTGGTTCATTGTCTAACAAATTGTATATATCATCTTGTACCATATTCAAATCATCAGTTAGTTCTTTAATTAAACCACTGCTTATTTTATTCGTCATCATCCTTCTCCTTTTTAACTATGGTTAATTTTGGATTGTCCTTTATTTCTAAATCTGGTATCTCAAAATCCGGTACAAACATTATCATTGGTTCAATAGGATGTCCTGTATTATCCCA